AGAACCAGCTACCATATTAAGTTCACCAGTTAAATTGATATCACCAGTAACAGTAACGCCAGTTGTTATTGTCTCAAACTTTTTACTGTTGTCGTAATATAACTCTACTGCTCCGTCTGGATGAATTCTTACAGCATTTTCAGTTGTAAGTCCTCTTAAATTAAGCACAGTATTACCACTTACAACGAAAGACTCACCTGCTGAATGATAAAGTTGAAGATCATTATCTGTACCAAATATTGCTTTATCACCGTCAGCAAACTTTATATCATTACCATTACTTTGTAAGTCACCTCCTAACTGCGGTGAAGTATCTTCAACAATATTATCTATACCACTACCTATTGAAACAACTGAACCATCATCTTTTTTTGTAAATAATTTACCGTTATCAGTCCTTAAGGCTACCTCTCCTGCGACTAGATCACTACCCCCTGGATCGCTACCACTTCCTCTTTTTAATTTTATAGTGTTTGCCATGGACTTACCTCCTTATAAGTTTAATTTAGTAAGTTCCTCCATCAATCTCGAAACCTGATGCTGATCCATCTTCTAAAAAAGTAACCAGATCTGATAAAGCTACCTGAACCATAGTACCAGCATCATTCATAACCATACGATCTGCTGCAGCAAGAGTTGTAGAAGTAGCAGACGTTCCACCATCCATAATATTTAACTCAGCAGTCGTTACTGTTGCTCCGTCAAGAATTGCAACTTCTGTAGAAGTTAATAAAGCTAAAGCAGCAGAAGCACCTGATTGACAACCAGATAAATTATCTAAATCAGCATCATAGGCTTGAACATTCGTACCGATAGCTAAACCTAAAGCAGTTCTCGCTGCACTTGCACTTGTAGCCCCCGTTCCACCGTCACCAATTGCAAGAGTTCCTGTTATAGAACTAGCAGCTAAATCAACAGCAATTTCAGTGGATTCAATAACAAGTCCACCGTTAGCTTTTAAATCAATAGAAAGTGTATTACCAGACTTATCTAAACCATCCCCTGCTGTTATCTGACCTGCACCAGAGAATTGTGCAAAAGTAAGATTATTCGTACCAACAACAGCAGATCCTTTATTACTGGTACAAACGAAGCCGTTATCCGCATTTACAGTTCCCTGTTCTACGAAAGTGAACATTCCTGCTGCGTCTGCACCAGCAGCTAAATCATCTGCCCTGGCTGGTGACGATCCAACAACGTAAATACCATTTTGTGAAGCAGTGGATTGATCTTTTACAAGAACTCTATCATTAGTTGCGAGTGTGACTCCATCCAATGTATCTCCATTATTAAGTGCAGTGGAAATAGTAATATTTGCAGTTGTTGCTGCTTTTACTGAATCTTTTACATCTAGTCCCTGTGAAGTTGCTTCCACAAATCCTTTAGTAGCAGCATCTTGAGCATTAACAGGGTCAGCTACATTGGTAATATTTTGTGAGTTGAAAGAAACAGAACCCGTTGGGGCGGTCATTTGATCTAATCTGTTTGTTCTTACACCTGTATCAAAATCAGATATTTTTGAATGATCTAATGAAGGTACATCAGCAGCTACCATAGCTCTGAATGTTGCAGCACCATTACTACCATTTGGTGCAGCTAAAAATGTATTTTGCGTTCTACTTGTAAATAAATCAGCGTAACTTCCTGAACCACCAATAGCTTCAATACTTGTTGCAGATCCTCCTGCTCCACCCGTTCCAATGCCGATAAATAATTTTTTACTACCTTCCGCAAAAGCCAATTCAGCATTTGCAAGACTTGTTGGTGCTGACGATCCAGTAGATCTTTTTATTCTTACTGTGTTAGCCATTTAAAAATTTCCCCCGTCAACGAGTGTTAATTTTGTAGTTGTGGAATCTACTTTTAATGTACCACTTGATTGGTGAAAATACACTAAAGAATCATCTACTGCCGAGCTTAGATCTATACCAGTTCCAGGAGGACCTTGCGGACCTTCTGTTACAACTTGAACAGATGTTGTCTGACCTTCAGTAACCGTTACAGTTAGATTTGTTTCATCAACACTAACAGTATTTTGAGTTTGATTGACAGTAACAGTATTCACGTTGTTGTTAAGCCTTCACTTACAAATATAGTACCTTCTAAATAATATTCTTTCAAACCTGCACCATTCACTAATAAAACATCATATTTAAGAAAATCAGGAGTAAAAGTTGTAGTTTGAGCTACTGATAAAGATATACTTACAGATCCATTTGCTCTATCAGTGTAAGAAACAGCAAAATCCGCATATTTATTAGCCCTGGTACGATCCCATACTTGGGCTGCTACTGTAAATCCAGTTAAATCTATTGCAGTGCCAGCACTATCTTTGAATACAAGAGGAATAACGTGATCTGAACGTCTTTGAAGCGTAAAATTATATTCTCCTGGTGTAACAGCCACAATAAATCTCCTTGATTATTTAAATTTTACTACCAAGGTACACCAATAGTGTATTCAGGTGCTTTTTGTTCTGCAAGTTTAGCTGCTACAGATGTTTCAATTTCTGCAACCTTATCAGCACCTAAAATATCTTTTACCCAAGAAACTGCTGTGGCTAAAGTTATGTCTGCAAAAGCAGTGAACTTAGAACTATCTGCGTCCCCTAATGTTTCTTTTCCGTAAACTCTACCTTCATAAGAAATATAACCAGATGGTACAGAAGAATCTGTTACTTTTTCTTCTTCATAAGCTGTCCAATAAACATACTTACAAACATCAGATAAAGATCCCTCTTTTGCTACTTTTTCTATGTTAGTAACGACCCAAGTAACTGCCATTGTACAAATTAATTTATTTTAAGTTTACAGTATTTTTTATAATTAAGCATCTAAAACTTTTTGAAGTCCTTCAACAAGCTTTTGATTGCCTACAATTTTAGTCAATAGTTGATTTAATTGATCTTGCAATGCTTTTATCTGTTCTTGAGTTTCTTGATATTTTTTAATATCGGCATCAAGAATAGGCCTGGTTTCGTTTAAAAGATCTTGTGGTGTCATAGAGTGATATTGTATTACTTTATTATATTAAGCAGCCTTCAATGCTGCAACTTCTGTTTCTAATGTTTCTATTTTTGTAATAGCTTCTTGTAATGCTTTAGTGACAACAGAAAGAATAGCGTCAGTCTGAAGAGCTTGAATCTCATCTCCATCTTTTGTACCTGTAGCTCCTGTTGGGATTACTTCTTGTACTTCATGAGCAATAAATCCTTCTCTTGTAATACCATCGGCTACCCAAGTGCCTTTATAGTCGTCATATTCAAATGTTGATGGTTTTAAAAGCTTTACCCTATCAATTCCTGTTGCAGTTTGAAGCGTTATATTTTTCTTTACTCGATAGTCAGAACTTGTAGCCGCAACACCTATTTGATTGACATCAACATAAGCAAGAACATTAGGACTACTCCAAGCAAAGTTTATTACATGACCTTGAGTAGAACCAGTTACTCCAAATTTTCCATGAAACCCATTGAATTGTACAGTTCCTCCGTATGTTGTTTGGGTTGCACTGGTACTAGCATCAAAAGTAACCTGACCAGCAGATGTGAGAGTAATTACGCTAGCATGATTTGCCTTTAACATTAGATAATTACTGGCATGGTTGTAGAGCATAAAACCTGCAAAACGATCATCGCCAGAAGTACTATCTGCAAATGCAAGAGTTCCTGAATTACTAGGATTCGAAAAAATAGTTATTCCATGATCTCCAGAAACAGTTGTACCAACATTTAAATCGTCAAAGTTCGGATGACCTGTTTCATTACTACCTATGTGTAAAGTCTTTCCAGCAGTTAAAAGCAATGATTCTGAAGCGTTAGTATTGAAACGCATTGAATTATCACCGTGTGCATATTGTACTTTTCCTACATCAGCATCTTCATCTCCCAGTAGTAATTGAGAATTACCAGTATTAGAAGCGGTTATTGCAACGTTACAATCGCTTGCTGTATTTACAAACGTTCCCATTCCTCTAACAGTATTATCACTTCCAACAACAAAACCTAATGTGTTATTAATAAAACAAGTTCCATTTGCATTAAATTGAACTTTGCCACCGTTATTATTATAAAGTGTTATCAATCCTGTATCATTGTCAGTATCAGCACCGCCCAATTCAGCAACGGTTTGATCGGAACCATTTAATAATCTAATACCATCGAACTGAGTACCTGTTTTTAAAGTTAAAAGCCTTGGAACGGATGTAAGACCAGCACCAATACCAACATTTGTATTCTCAATTCTCATTACTTCTGAACCTGCTGTTGTAATTCTTAAATCACCTGTAGCACCATGAAAAATACCTGTATCAAGATCATTTCTAAAGGCTAATCCTGGAGCACTTGCAGATCCATTCTCTATCGTAATTGTGCCATCTAGCTGTAATAATTCTACCCAACCATTATTGCTACTATTTCTAATCATCAATTTATTATTAGCCGTATCAGCCCAAAACATATAGGCTTGAGTAGTTGATGGAGAAGTACCGTTTGAGTTATTAGTCAATATCGCTTGCAAAACATTATTGATGTCTTGACGCACGGCTTGCCCCGTTCCATTGTCTATAACGTAATCATGTGTTGCCATTTTTAATTCTCTTTGTTTAAATTCATTTTACTCACATTAACTGCCTTTGCCAAAACCACTTGCACTAAAAGTAAAGTTTCTATTTACAAAATTATTGCCATTTTTAACATCTATCTCAAAACCTGTGCCTGTAATAGTATGAACAGTAAAAAAGTCTCCATCTTGAGCGTTCTGTAATGTAATTCCAATAGAGGGTGCAAAAGCAGTTGTGCTACCCCCTAAACTGCTAGTTCCAACAAAGAAAGGGTTTTGAAATGTTACTGCTTTAGATGAGACTCCTCCAGAAGCGATAATTCCATTTGTGGCTCCTGCATTACCAATACTTGTTTCAAATCTTGGTTCAAAAGATGCTTGATAACCTAACTCTTTAACTACAATGTTTTGTGCTGGATCTGAAGCAGTTAATTCACACTTGAATTTAAATGCTCTTCCCTTAAATATTCCTTTTGTTAAAATATTAAAAGTAGAAAACTCTGGCCCATAAGTACAGTTTCCATTAGTTGTTTGACTAGATGACGCAGTTAAAACAAAAGTATTTTCAGTTTTAGATTTTATTTCATAATAACCATCAACTCCATTACCACTGGTGAAATCAACTTGTACAAAAGATCCATTAGTATACCCATGACTATTTTTTGTAATCGTAATTGTTGTTGCTGATTGTGTATAAGTTGCAGATGTACTTGTTGACGGATTTAAATTGGTAGTCGCTACAAAAACTTGAGCATCAACATCATTTGCTACCTCTCCATCCCAATCGGTCCATAAATCAACAAGCGTAAATCTACCGTCAATAGCATCAGCAGGATATAAAGAAGTTGAATTTAAATGTTTTTTCAAATTAAGATCAAATTTTGCTCCTAAATCTAATAAATTTGCAAATTCATAAGTTCCTGATGTTGCAGTAGGGCCAATAATGTCAAAATCTGGAATATTATCAAAAGTACCAAAAGCATCTGTAAGCACTCCATCTAAAGTAAACGTTCCATCAAGGATTATTCCGCCTTGTGCTGCACTGTTGAAAATAGATGTTTTATTTCCTTGAAAACTTGGGTTATCTAAATCTTCTCTTCTTGTTTGTATTCCTAATAAAGGTATCGGTTCTGGTGCGTCAACTATTATTGAAGTTTCTTGTGTAGAAAATCTACCTCCATCGTCTATAAATTTTAAAGAATATTCTCCATCTAAAGATGGGACTATCATTTCAGTAGAATTTCCAGGGACAGTTAATAGTGCTGTTGAATTACCAAATGTAGCTGTACCATTTGTATTTGGAGAATGACGACATACAACAAATCCACCAAAAATAACATCTATATCAACAGATTTATCAAACTTTAATTTTAATAAATTATTTGCTGCTGGTTCTGCTGTTAAATTAAGAACTGGCCCTGGATTTGCTGTTTTTCCGATTGTTGCAACAGTGATAGTTGCAGCGTTTACGCTTGATTTTCCTGCAGCACTTAAACTGGTAACGTTTACTGTGTAAGTCCCTGGAGTTGTGTTAAAAATTTCAAAATCAGTACTGATAATTGTTTGAGTAATAAAATTACCACTGTTGTACTTATAACTGACAATGTATTTAACAACACCTGGTACTTTAGAAAAGCTAATTATAAGTTTTGAAACTGCTGAACCATTTTTTTCAACTATAGTTTCAAGTGCACTTATGTTACCTGGGGGTTCAGGAGGTTGATTAAGTATTGATATAGGCTGCGGTGTAATGCTTACTCCTGCCTCAATACTGTTGTACTTATCAGCAAAATAAGGTATTCCAGTTATTGTATATTCAGTCGAACTTACTTCTTCAACAGACACCACACGAAACTTTTGTGTTTTTAGTGAAATAGTTTCTATTACAAATTCTGTATTTACATTCGGTGTTTGTGAAAATGCTGCACTTAAAGTGACAACACCATTTTGTTGATTTATGGCTGCAATACCTCTTGTTTCAAAAGAACCATCTGGTAAAATCACTGACAATGTAGCACTAACATCAGTGGGTAGATCTGTATTTTTAGTATCATCTACAGTCATAGATGCTGCTGTAGCCACAGCAATAATTTTTCCACCTCTACGTACTCCTGAACGAACTGGGTCGTTTACTTCTACTACATTTCCAGGTCGTACTAAAACACCTGATGATAATGATGCGGTAAAGGTTATAACCTCGCTTTCAAATTCCTCACTGAAAAGTATATTTTCTCCAAATCTTCTAGCTTGACCCCTGCTTGTGCACCCAAAAGCTTGAACTCTTTTTACAATTACACCTAATTTACTTTCTAAGTTATTTTTGTTTATGACTTCCTCATAATCAACTTTTTGTGTTTCCATGTTGAAAAAAGAAACGGCTACTCTTGTTGATCTAGTTTTTAAACTTGTACCCGAATAATTAAATCCTGCAGGACTTACATTACTCAAATTGTATAGGTAGGTAGAATCTGTTGGTTTGTCCTGATATAGAGTTAATTTCCCCCCAGACCAGATTGCGACACATCTCATAATACTGGCTATAGAATTAATCAAATCATATGCTTCTGTGCTTTTCTGAATATTTAAATTGCAAGCAAATCTAGCCTCTAGTCCTCCTTGCCCATCATTAACTAATTCATTGGAGTATTGTGATGCAGATACAAATGAAAATAAATCAAGATTTGCTAATTTAATATGTGCACCGAATCCATAACGATCATCTAGTAATAAATCAATTAATGCCATTGCTGGACACGTGTTCCATTGGGCTGAACCTAACGTTCCATTAAATACATATCCTGCTGGATAAATTATCCTACCTGTTTGTATATCGACAGTAGGGGTACCAGTTGCATTTGCAGCAGGAATTTTTGTTTTTATCCCTCTTAATCTATATTTTCGCTGTGGAACACTGGAAAAATTTTCAGAACCTAATCTTAAATAAGCATAAGCAGAGTTTGGATATGTATTTGGGTCATCTATTATTTCTCCGTAATTACTCCAGATAAATACATCTTTTAAAAGATCAGATCCTATTCCTGTATCATCTGCATCTAAAGTTGCTCTTCTAACTCTTATATTTACAGGAAAAGCACCAGTTAAATTTAATTTGTATTCTTTTTGATAAGGATCTGCAGTACGACCTGAAACCGTATCATCAATGATGTTGGTATAACCACTTTGACCGTTGTATTGAACATCTATACCTAGTTGAACTGATGTCCCTACAATATCTCCTACATCGCCTAGATTTTCCACTTTTGTTGATAAGGTTCTTTGTAAAATAGGAAAAGTGATTAATATTTTTACTGAAGTAACAGTTGGATCATTTAATGTTCTAACAACACCTGGCAATGAATTTTGATTTGGATTATTTACTTCTGCATTAACAGCAACAAAATTTGCACTACTGGTTACATTAGGTACTAAAGGTTGACTTCCTTGACCAAAACGAATATCAAAAATGACATTATTAAAATTTGGTGTACCTTGAGCGTTATACGCAGAAGTATTATCAAAAAATACATCCTGCAATGATTGTTGTAGATATTGTGTAGTAAAAGCAGTTGTACCAGCTTTAGAAGGTGTAGGAAAACCCTCTATCTCTCCTTCAGAAAGAAGATCTAAAAAAGCAACAAACTGTTCACTATTTAAATTATCTTCCGCAATACTAGGAAGTTCAGGATCACCTCCACCTTTACCACCTGCACCAGAGATAAATATGTTTTTATTTTTATCAGTCATGCGGTTGCAATTATTTGAACTGTATCTACAGTCGCAGATATTACAATAGATCCTGTAAATATTTCACCATAAATAATAGGCACAGGAACTCCTGCTCTAGCTGTATTTTGTATCTGGTTAAAACTAGATCCTAATGTTGGGTTTGATTCATCAGCAAAATCAGGCAACGTAGGTGCAAATAAACTAGAAATACCATTAAAAACCATAGCCGCACCAATGGCACTTAGACCTGTACCAATAGCTGTCGCAGTCAAGGCTCCTTGAGTTGAAATTCCAACCACTGCTGCACTAGAACCTAAAAAACTTGTTGTACCAAACAAACCCGCTCCAGGGAAAAAGAATGAAGAAAATATTAATAGCCCACCAAATACAAAATTCATAAAACCATCTCCTGCTCCAGCAATTTGAGGTATTATTGTTATTTCTCTTAATCCTATTGGATCATGGATTTGATCCTCTGTTATATTTTCATCTCCTACATCAATTCTAAAATAGTTTGCTGCTATATACGCTTCACACTTTGGAAAGTTATGTATTAAAAAACTAATAACAGAAGGTAAAGAATCAACTTGTGCTTCAAGAGTTGTATATCCTGTTATTTCAGCTAATTTACCGTGTAAATTTATTCTATTTAGCATAACGATAGATAGCTCCCGTACACTTCTGATACCACTTATTATACTCTTCTCTACAACTTAGTCTATCTGTTAAATGATGCAAAATCATTCCGTTTTCTATGTAGATTGCACAGTGATTCAAACCTGGACTTCGTAAACTCATAAAAATTATGTCCCCCTTTTTTAGAGGTTCTTCTCCAGAAATTCTTGAAAAGCCAACAGCTTCAATATTGCTTTCAAAAAATGGGCTTCTTGAAAAATCATCTACATTATTAGGTCTATCAGGATAATTATCTAAAGTAGTTTTAAATTCTTGCTCATAAAAATCAGTAACAATAGACCAACAATCTGCTATTCCCCAACTGTACTCTCGACCAACTAAAGGTGCTTTATAACCTTCTGGTTTGTACTCACCCCATGTTTTTAATCTTGGATTAATAATGTACCAAGGTATTCCATGTTTTTCACAGTTCATCTTATCTGCTTGAGTTGCAATAGGAGGAGTATTTGGATGTGAATGTATTACCGCAACAACTTGACCTTTTTTTGTGGCTTCTAAGTAATCATTTTGATCTAAAATAAAACTTCTCTTAGGTCTTCCAGCAACATTTTTACATGGAAAATAAACTTTTTTACCTTTAACATTTAACAGTAATCCAACGCTTTCTTTAGGATCTTCAGTTTCAGCGTGTAATAAAGCTTCTTCTTTCCATTTCATACAGTAAACGCTCCAACAGAAGGGAAATCTTGTTTAGTGCACACACGTTTTGGTGCTCTTACTCCTGCCATATCAAAAATAGCAGCTAATTCAAACTCTACAACTTCTCTGTTTTCAGTTTTTTTCCTGTCTATTGTATAAATATCTTGAGGAAATTCTGCCGTAGGATCAGGTGTTCCAAATGGATTTACACCTTGACTAAAATTTACAGCATCAAGAAATTTTACCATTGTTTTAATTCTTGTAACTACTGCACCTGTTAAATCATTTCCAAAAGTTGTTTGATTGACACTTAATAGAATAGTTGACATATAACCTAAACCATTACTGATTATTAATCTTGGGCGAGGTAATTGACCTTGAGGATATGAAAATCCAGAAGCTTCAAAAGGAATTGCATTATAAGTATTACCCTGCCATACGATATCTCTACTATTTCCTGCCGTAGAATTTGCATTTATTCCTGCATGAATACGATAGATCGTATTAGAACCATGTAATGCAGTTGATGTAGCAATAGTAAATAGCTCAATAATTGAAGAAGGATTTGCACTTTGCAGATCGCTAACAACAGGAGCAGTGCTCATGGCTCAAATACCTCTCTAAAAGTTGCTTGAATTGTTGCTCTATTTACATAAGGAATTGTTTTACTCCAACTTTCACATACATATTTACTTTGACCAGATAAAGTAACAGTTACATTTCCTGAAGTATTAACGGAAACACTACTATTGAAACCAAATAAATTGTCATTAGTAACAAAACTAACCACAGCAACTTGATCTGTTCCACCGCCACTTGTGAAATCAACTGTTATTGTATCCCCAAGTGCAATACCATGATTAGTAATACTTATACCAACAGCGTTTGCAGTTTGAACATATGTTCCTGTCTTAGTAAAACCTTCACCTGGAGGAGTAAAATCAAAACTAGCTTGGTCATGTGCTCTACTATCAAGAAAAGCCTCTATAACATCACCTTCGGTTTCACTTACATCATAAGTTAATGAGTAAATTTTTGGATTTTGATGAGCAGGTAAGCCAAAATTTATTCTTTGTTCATATCCATCTGCAAAAGTTATAATTCTCTTTTTTGGAGCGGAAGATTTCCTTTGGTTATAAGTAGGAGTGATATTTGGAAAGGTCGCCATTTACCTTAATAAACCTCCAGGTCTTCTCTGCTTTATTAATTCTGATTGTATCGCAATTGCCAAAGCATCACCAAATTTTCTGGCAGATTCAGGATTACTTTCAACAGAAGAACCAGATGCATCCACATTTACAACTATATTTGTAGAACCTCCAAGGGCATCATTTGGTGTAACCTTTCCTGATACTCCTGGAGTAAATAATTCTGGACCTTTTTCTCCTACTATATAAGATTTACCTGCTTTTGCTGGACCACCTGTAGCTAATCCTGGAAGACCAAAAGCACCTAGTATGCTAGTAACACCAAACTGTACAAGTGATCTTCTTAATTGTGCAAAAACACTACTAGCTATTTCACCTAAACTCTTAGTTCCTGTAATAGCACTATCTATAGCATCGACCAATCCATCTCTTACCGTTGATCCGATTTGGTGATAAAGTGCTTCTAATTTTTCTAGTTGATTTATTTGTACTAATTGCTTTTCTAACTCTACTTCACTTAAATCAGTTCCTTTCTTTTTAAAGTCAGCTATTTTTCTTTCAAGTTCTGCTTTTTCTCTGCCTACTTCTAAGGATCTGTTAAGAAAGTCTATACGCTCTTGTAAACTAGCTGCAATCGTTGGATCACTTGCTGTCGTAAATGCACTTTCTCCTCCTCCTATACCCTCGGCTAAAGCTTGAGCTATTGTATCTGCTTTTCCTGCTACAGTTAATTGTTTGCCTATAGTTTTGCCTTTACCTCTTCTTACTTTATCGGTCATGTTTGAAGCAGCTATTTCATCAAATCTTTCTAAATCTGTTCCAGACAAACTATCTCTAAAATTCTTAAATTGTGAAGGTACAGTAAATGTTTTTAATATTGTATTTAAAGCATTTATAGCAGGAAGTATTACTTTAGCTAACACGGCTTGTAGAGAAGCTCCTAGCTGTCCAAAAGTTCTAGCTAATTCTTTCGAAGATTTACCTAATGCCTGTACTCGCTGCAATCCATCTTTTCCAAGAGTTATAGTTAATTCTTGAGTAAGTAACTTAGCTAATTCTTCTTGTTTACCTAATTTCTTAAGTGCTGCTGCTCTTTTTTCGGTTGCTTCACTACTAAATAATGACTTTTCCGTAACAGTAGCCAACGCTCCATCTATATCCTGTAATCCTTCTCCAAATTGTCTCACACCGCTTATAGCGTTTGTTATTGTCTGAAGTGCTGCTGTGGCTGCAATACCTCCTGCAAAACCACCCATTTGTCCGAACATTCCACCGATACCACCACCAAGACCACCAGCCAGTGCTCCTATTGGTCCCTGACCAAACAATAATGGAAAACCTCCACTTATTAATGCACTTTGAGTATCAAACCTTCTAAGTAAGTTTGCTCTTGTATTTGGACTAGACCCTGCTCTACCTCGCAATAGTTTCCCAGTTCTCTTATCAAAGTTAAGACCCATACTGGTAGGACCCATTGCTGGACCCTGCATAGGTGCTAATTGTGGTCCTATACCGCCTGGGCCTATAGTCGCAAACTTACCCGAAGCTAACTGTTTTTGAAGTTGAGTTTGTTTTGCTAATTGTTTGGTAGTTTCTTGCTCTGCTTTTAATTCTTGTACTGCTAATTTTCTTTGAATTTCTGCTGCCTTAAATAACTTTTGATTGTCTAAAACAGCAGCCCTTCTTATATGTGCTCTTGCTTTATCTACTTTTAATCCTTGCTCTTCTTGTTTCTGTATTAAGTCTCCTATCTTACGGGTTTGGATCATAGATGCCCGTTGAGCATCCTGCATTTTTAGTTTCTTTTCTTCTAATTTTTGTGTTTGGGCAGATATTTTTAACGGTTTTGCTAAATTTTGTCTAAAAGTAGCTACTCTTTTTTCGAGTCCTTTTAATTTACCTTCTACTTTTGAGGTATCTAAGGTTATATTTACGCTGTAATTTGAACCAGCCACCAAAAATTAGTCAGATACTAAAAGTTTAGCGTACTTTACGAAATTGAGCTTGTTTTCGTGCGTCATCGTATGCTTTTTTCTCTTGTTCAGCTTTTATTTGAAAATAAGCATTCCAAGCAAACAGTTCTTGGGTTGACATTTTCTCTCTTATTTCCTTGTGTGTATAGCCTAGCTTTTCTGCTATAAAAAATTGTAAAAATACGAAACTATCTTTTTCTAACTTAGCTTTTTACGGCATCGGGGCTTTCCTCCTCGCCCACTCCTTGCATTTTAGTCATTACATCTAGTAAAACAGATAAAGGTATCTCTCTTCTAAGTGCTGGTAAATCTCCTGATACAAACATCTTCGCACCTGTTTCATCTTCTGCTTTTGTAACAATAACTTGTAACGCAAAATCAAGACTACCTTCATCTTGACCCTTATTCATAGCTATTAATGTACTGTTTATGGTGTCTCTATCGGCTATTGTAAGAGGTGTCCAAAATATTTTAAGGACAAGTTCTTCTCCTTTAAAAATAGAGTAGCTACTACGTTCTTCGACACTAAAAGCAGCTTTTAGTTTGTCAATGGCTCTTGTTGTTGGCATAAAAAGTTATATCTATTCCTGTAGTATAACTCAACCATAGACACTCGGCATATTACTTGTGAATCTTTTACTCGTTTCAATAAATGCAACATTTATGTCAGATAGTATTACTTTGTTTTTTGTGTATATTCTGTACCACTGTGGGGTGTAGGTAAAAGTTAACGGGCTTTTTGCTGTTCTTCCTACGTCTTGGTAAGCTATTATTCCTAAACCATTTACAGGAATTTTTGCATTTTTATTGTTTATAGTAAATCCCGCGTAATTTATCTCATTTCCTATATAGACAGGTTGCTTTAATGATGTAAATACAGATTTTTTCTTTACAGGTATTCGGGCTGTTTGACCTGGAACTGGACGACCAACTTTAGAACCGAGTTCTATCCTAAATTTACCAACTCGTTTATTTACCACTTTTGTAGGTTGTACTGGAGTTGTAGATACTTTCCAACTTTTAGCGGAGCTACCAGTCCACCAAGGAGCAAAAAACTGTAACTTATAAGCTATTTCAGCAGCAGCTCTTTTCTTTGCTTTCAGTATATGATCCTCAAGATCTTTTGTTAATAATGATATGTCTTTAGCCATTGGCGGTAAATGTGCAAGTTATAGCACTTAAAAAGTGACTATCCTGTTCGTTATTTACAGTTGTAGGTCCAGATAGTTGTGATACACGAGGAGATACTGAAAATGTATCTACGTAATTAGGTGCATTAACAGATGTAAGTCCTACTATAACTGATTCGGCTACGGCTGATGCACTTTCTGTACCTGTGTTTTTCGGTGTCATAACTCCACAACTTATGGAACCACTGTAATAAGTTTGAGCTGATCCTTGGGGTTGAGTTGTTGATTGTGTGAAGTCTAAACTGACCATCACATATTTTTTGTCTGACCCTGGAGTACTAAATGGAACGTTATCAAAAATTATATCTACAGTCGGGTCTGCATTAGACACAGCATTCTTTATGGCTGTTTCAAACGCTGCTCGTGCTTTTACTAAAGTCATTAGAAAACAATGTCTACACGAAATAAGTAATCAGATCCACCCTTTAATGTTCTTATGTTAGTAATCTTTGCAACTCTAGTTGAACCTGAAAAATTTAATTTTATTTCGTCTTGTAATAAGGGTTGACTATCTCCAATTAAATCAGGTGTTATTAGTAGCCTAGCTGTGTTTTCCTGGAATCCAGACTCTTCACTGGAGTCAATGTACTCTAATATGGCATTTATGTTATATGTGACATCAGTTGTGAATATTTTCCCCGTAGATGGATTGTAAGTTGGATTTGTTTTTCGAGTGTAAATAATACTGGTCTGCAAAGAAGGACCAATACTATTTAAAACTTGTTTTGCGGCTTTAGAAAAAACGCTATCTAATTGACCTGCCATTATCCTCTAACTACCCTCATTTGAAATGTTCCTGCTCCACCTAGCATATACGCTCCAAGGTAACTTTGTAACCAAGGATAAACATCTAAAATATTATTTACAGAACCCGTGCCTTGACTATCAGTATTGTATTTTACTTGCATATCGCCCATTTTTACTTCGGAAAAATTACCATCAGTTCCGGTTGTTCCTGTTATAGCGTCAGTATCATTGGCTAAAGCTCTAGCTAATTCATATTGTGCATATTTAATATTTACTGGAATCGTAGAACAAGCTAATTCAACACCATCGACTTGATAATTATTTCTAGGAAATTTAAGTGCCTGTCCGTCATCACATCTATCACCGTAATACACAAAGCTATCAATCCATCTAGTCGCTGATATTAATGCTCTATTCTTTTGGTCGTCTGTCTTATTTGTCCAAGTTGAAGAGTCTGGAACTGTTTCAAAATAACTATTAGCCTCTGTCAATGTGACATAGCTATTTGCAGTTTCACTTTTTATAGTTGCATTTATGGTAGCTGCCACGATTGATAAAGTAATTTAGTTTTATTGTAGCGTAAAGAAAAAACCCCACCAATAATTGATGAGGTTTGATGACCACACTTTAATGATATTAAGGATTAGTACCAGTATCAAGTGGTGAGTTAACGATTAACTCGACTATAGGAATTAAGTCGGCATCGTATGTGATTGCCCAGTTGTTATCGTTAGCTAACTGTGCGTTAGTTGGGTTGTCTGTAGCGGATGTCCACTTAGTTCCCATAACGTGATAAGCACTGTGGTAATCAACAGACATAACATCTTGCTTAGATAAGATGTTTCTATCTGATTCAATACCTAGAGGA